GATAGAGAAGATGCAACTGATTACACACCTGTTTCAACTAACGAGGCAGGGTCTCTACGTATATCGGATGGGTCAAGAATAATAGGTGCAGTAAAATCAGCAGGTCAGATCTTAATTTGGACTGACACATCCTTACATGGTTTACAATTTGTTGGCACACCTTTTACTTTTGGTCTTCGTCAACTTGGGGCAAATGCGGGTTTAATAGCACAACACGCAGCTATAGAGGTAAATGGTAAAGCATATTGGATGTCTGATAACGCATTTTATTTGTACGATGGGGTTGTTAAAAAAATGCCATGTTCTGTTCAAGACTTTGTATTTGATGACATTAGTTATACAAATAAAAACGACATAGCTGTTGGTCTTAATACAGCATTTAATGAAATAATTTGGTATTATCCTTCAGCAAACGCCACACAAATAGATAGATCTGTTGCTTATAATTATTTAGAGGGAACTTGGTATACCACTTCTTTAGGCAGAACGACTTGGCTTGGAGCATATGTTTATGAATTACCTATAGCCACAGAATACAGCACATCTACTACCGCTAATGCTACATCTATTCTAGGTTTAACTGCAGGGGCTTCTTTTGTTTATGAACACGAAGTAGGTAACAACCAAGCAGATGGCACAGCTATCACTGCTTTTTTAGAAACAGGTTCAGTAGAAATAGCCGATGGGGATCAACTTATGTCAGTAAGTAAATTAGTGCCAGATTTTAACAATTTAACAAATACGATGACAGCTACTTTAACTTTAGAACAATACCCACAGTCATCTGCAAATGTAACGACTTCAGGAAACATCACTAATACTACTGAAAAAATTAATGTTAGAGGCAGAGGTAGGGCGGTAAAAATAAAATATCAAACAAACACTGTTGGTGATACACCTTGGAGACTTGGTTCTCAAAAACTACAGATAAGACCAGATGGCAGGAGATGATTTATATTAAAGACGATTGTCTTGAAGAAAAAGAAATACAACAATTAAATACATTACTAACTCATCCTCATCATAGAGAGTGGGGAGAAGGCCTTGTTCGTGAGCTATCTTCTGAACATAACATTGTACAAAAAATAGCTAGTCTTATAGACGATACAAAATTTGCAAATGTGGAATATTGTAATATTACAACTTATTCAAAAGATAGTGCAATGCACTTTCACAAAGATGCTACAAGAGAAGAAACAACTGGCACCTCTGTAACCTTTATAAATGACGATTTTCAGGGTGGACAAGGGGTAGTAGAAGGAGTTACAATAGATCCTTTAGTGGGCAGAACTTACTATTTTGATGGACAAAAATTAAGACATGGAGTTTTAAATGTGATAAAAGGAGTGAGAAAAGTTATATTAATATGGTACACAAATGGCAAAAATAACAATAACTAGATTACCTAACGCTACTCCTGAATATGACCCTGGTCAGTTTGATCAGATGATTAGATTACTTGATCAAATAATACTTTTATTAAACACTAACTATCAACAAGATTTAAAAGAAGAACAAGAACAGGAGACATTTTTCCTTGGCTAATACATTTAAAAGCGCGATGGTTGATCTTACAAATACAGATCTGACAACAATTTTAACAGTGCCAACAGCTGACCCTGGTGCTACACCACCTGTGCCTCCTACAACTGACGTAGTAAAATCTATTTTAATTTGTAATGATTCAGGAAACACAACACTCGTAGACTTGGAGGTACTTAGATCATCTGCTACATTTGAAATATTTAAAGCAAAAAGTGTTGCTACTAACACTACGACAGAATTATTATCTCAGCCACTTGTATTACAAGAATCTGATGTATTAAAAGCGCAAGCCAACGCTGCTAACCAAGTTCACATAATTGTGAGTTTTATGGAGGTAACAAAAGGTCAGCTGTAAGGAGAAAAAGAATGGATTTACAATCACTATTTATTACACCTATCATGATGACAGAAGTTAATGGTCACGGTCACTTAATAGATAGACTTTACGAAATAAAGGCTAAAGACGAAAAAGGTATGCCAAGATCTAATATCGGAGGCTGGCACAGCGATGATGAGCTTTACAAAGACGAAGAATTTAAAAGCACAGTAGGCGATATATTATTAAAAGCTAAAGAGTGCTTTACCCATTTAGATGTGCAAGATAAATACGTTCCAGAAATGACAGGTTTGTGGGGCATGATTAATCCTCCAGGATCTAGAAATAATGTCCACACACATCCTTACAATTACTTGTCTGGAGTGTACTATCTAAAAGTACCTCAAAAAAGCGGTAATTTAGTGTTTCTAGAGCCAAAACCACAGGCTGAGGTACTATCACCCCCAAAGAGGAAAAACGCCTCTGTGCATATCGCACATAGCGTAGATTTTGAACCAAAGGAAAATTCATTGATTTTTTTCCCATCATGGTTACAACATGAAGTGAAAATAAATAGTTCTAATGAAGATAGAGTTATTTTAAGTTTTAACATAAATTGGAGAGAAAATGCCGATAATTGAACCTGCAGAACTAATAGGGACAGTAGAATTAGAAGATGGTAGAGTTGTTCCTAAATACAAAGTAAAAACTGAAACTACATTGACTAATATTGATACAGGTCAAGAGTATGAATCGGAAGAAGCTATGCAAGCAGACATAGACGATCCAAATACTTCAACAACTGCTGAAAAAATAAGACGAGATGTTAAAGTATTTGCTCCATCATTAAAGGATATGTTGGGTCAAACACCAAAATAGTGTCAAAAATATTTGTTCAAGAAAATTTTTTTGACAATAATGTTTATCTGAATGTTGTAAACGAAATGGTAAGTGTTACTTACTCTCCTCCAAATAAAGAAATGATAGAGGCACATGAGGGTTCTTACTGGCATACACACTATCTACCTAATAATTGTAAACTACAATTAGAAATAAAAAAATTAATTAAAAAACATTTTAATTATAATATTACTAATTTTGTTGAGCGAACAATTTATACAATGGTAGGAGCTACGGATAAACCCAGACCACACACTGATGAAAAAACTGGAGCAAAATTTCAATGTTTAATATACATGCACGGACCTGAGTCTATTAATAATGGAACAGGTTTTTATAAAGATAATGAATTAAATATACATGTTGGATTTAAACCTAATAGAGCAATATTTTTTTCATCCGATGTTTGGCACACTCCCCTTCAATGGACGGGTAATGGATCTTTTAGATATTCTATTTGTAATTTTTTTAAGTAGACTGTTGACACTCACATCCTTGTCCTTCACATATTGGACAAGTTGGATCTGAATCATGACTGTGATGATTACATTCTTTTAAGTGACGTTTCATATCTCTTTCAACACTTAGTAGTCTAGCATGATATTTGCTCACCTTATCTGCAAGGTAGGCAATGGCTTTATTTAATTCTTGGTTTTCCATATTTGTCTCCTGTGATTGTTAATTTAGGTGAGAACCTAATGTAATCATATTTTTTGCGTCTGCAATAGTATTTTTAAAATTGTTTTCTTGACATAAATTTTATGCTAAAAAACTATAAAAAAGAATGAAAACCATAGTAGACGGCACAATAATTAAAAAGTATCATATGCCCATTGATTTGATTGATGAGCTTAATCGAGAGTATGAAAAAAACAAAAAGAATTTAATAAGTGAAAGTAAAGATTTAGCTGGAAGATTAGAAACTGAATTAAGTATACTGACTTTTATACAAAAATTAAAAATATTTAATAAAATAAAATTTTTTATTAATGATTATATGATGACATTAAATAATTTTGGCCTTTTAAATGAGGTACAAATAAAAACACATATAAAAAGTTGTTGGATAAATGATATGAAAGAGGGTGAATATAATCCTGTGCATACACATAATGGTCCAACAAATGCTGGATGGTCTTGTGTTCTTTTTTTAAAAGTTCCTAAATTTATAAATGATGCAAAACATCATCATAAATTTCATGATGGACAACTTTGTTTTTTAAAATATGACAGAAAAGTTTATTGGGTAGATCCAATTGTAGGTGATTTTTATTTGTTTCAGGCTAATCAACAGCACACTGTTTATCCTTTTAAAACTAAAAATAAAGAAGACATTAGAAGATCTATGTCATTTAATTTGATACCAGATACAGGGTAAATGTTATTTAAAAAAATTATTTTTTGCGCTACGGATAAATCTATGGTTGATGTGTGGCCTCATCCAAAACCTGCAAACAGATTTATTCCAGATGAATATAAAAAATTAGAAAGATTTGGTAAAAATAATTTTCACAACCCTACATTAAAAACTTGCGTGCCGTTTTTAGATGCAATGACCGCTGGTTACATTATACCTTTTGATCAAGATTACGTTATAGATCCTGTAGAAAATGATTTTGCTGTAACGCCAGCTAATAAAGAACAAAGTGATTTTGGGTTTCATGCTCAAACACAATTGCCAGAAGAGTGGAGAAAAACAACTGGAGGTAACGCAGGTAAGTTTATTAATAAGTGGTTGATAAAAACACCGCCAGGATACAGTTGTTTATTTATAAAACCATTAAATAGAATGGAAACACGTTTTAATATTATCTCTGGAGTTGTTGACACTGACAATTACGTTGAGACTATAAACTTTCCTTTCATTTTAAATAAAAGAGATGAACAATTTTTAATTAAAAAAGGTGATCCGATGGTTCAGGTCATACCTTTTAAAAGAGATAGTTTCAAAATGTGGAGTGGTTTTTATGTTGAAAAACAACATTCAAAAGTTAAAAATATGTTGAGCAGTAAGTGGATGGATAGATATAAAAAAATGTTTTGGCATAAGAAAACTTTTAAATGATTTTATATGCAAACATAGATGATCTTGCATTAATAATACAAGATGTTTTACCACAAGAGTTATTTAAAAAAGTTTCTAATTATAATTATAATTCAAATGAGCTACTATCTAGTTACAAAGATTGGCAAAAAGAATTGTATGAAGATAGTAGTAAAAATAAAACTATGAGAAAAGTAGAAACTTTAAATTCGCTTGCTGTTTATGAAAAAGGTGAATTTAAACACAAAAATATTATTTTTAAAAATGTTTTAGAAAAAATTATTAAATGTGAATGGTTACCATTTAAAAAAAAATCAGGCCTTACTTTAGGTTACTATGAATATGGTAAATATTCAGGTATTAACTGGCATGAAGATACAAATCATACTTTAAATTATTCTTTATATATTCACGATAAGTGGGAAAAAAATTGGGGTGGAGAGACTTTAATTGATACAGGAAGAGGGTTACCTTTAGCAGTTTTACCTGCGCCAAATCAATTAGTTGTAATTAAAAATAATGTTCCACACAAAGTGTGTCCTGTCACGGGACCGAATAAAAGAAAAGTTTTACAAATAAGAGGTTGGTTTTATAATTAGGCTTTATCAGGGTCAAAATCTTGCCAAGTTTTAGTCCAATCATAATAAGAATTAGTTGATGAATTACTAGCTACAAAATCATCAGCTGAATTACCATCTTCAACCCATTTAGCTTTTGCATTCTCTAATTCATTAGAATAATCAATGTTAGCAGATCCTATTTGATCTAATCTTGTGTCAGCCCAAGCTAATAAATCAGCTATTGTTGTAGTACCCGTTACAACATCACTTGTTGCATTTAAGTTTACATTACCTGTCATCATACCAGTGGATGCATCTTTGTTTTGAATTTCATTTTGACCAGGTAAATTATTCCACAATATACAGTGAATTGTGTCGGGTAACGCAGGCATAGAACCTCCTCTGTCTGCCCATAAAATTATTTGAGACCCATTATCTACGTTTATTATGTCTCCGTTGGTAATAACTATTTGTGTTGCCATTAAAATCTCCTAGTGTTTTATGATGTATTGAACGATTACAAAAGGTGAAAAAGAATTAGTTCCTGAAGCAGTTACGGCTCCAGTTAAAGTGGTTGTAATGTTACCAGTTAATGTTCCAGATAAAGTATGAGAGTGGTTGTGACCTGTTCCAGATCCAGCACTTCCAACTATAGCATTAGTTTGAACTGCCTGATTTCTAATATCATTTGATGCGTTACTTACTTGTTGGTTAGCTCCTGCAATAATACCAGGTTGAGCACCATGACCAGCAAAAGAAAGTGGAGCTGCACTGGATGTGTGACTATGACTTGCCAACTGAGCTGTTGTTAAAGATGTATTGGAAATAGATCCTGTAACAGTAACAGACTGGTTTGTTGCATTTGTTGCAGCTTGGTTATTAGTAACAGCTACTGTAACTGTATTAGCTCCACCTGTAGTAGCTAAGTTAGTAGTGCCACTTTTACCTTGTGGAAACTTATCTTGTAAATCTGGAACGTTAAAAGTTGTTGAACCATCACCAGATCCATAAGTTGTAGAAATTACAGCAAATAAATCTGCAAACGTAGATCTTGAAACTGCTGAACCATCACATAATAAATATCCATCTGGAGCTGTTGCTTTTGTCCAAGGCTTAATAGCCCCTACTTCACTTCTGTTTACTATATCTTGTAAGTTAGCCATAATTAATCGTTATACTTTAATCTCCAACCATTGTCACTGTCATTGTACACCAACGCAAAGCCAGAACCACTAGTTGATACTGTTAAATTAGATGCAGAACCTTGTATCTTATGACCGTTTCTATTAACAGTCAAATTGTGAGTTGCAAAAGTTCCCTCTGCATCAATAAATTTTATTTGATCACCAATGGCTGCAGAGCTTGGTAAAGTTATAGCAACTGCTCCTCCATTTGTATCAACAAAAATATTATCGCCTGCTGATGCAGTATAGTCTGATGTTTTCTTTATCCATGCCTCACCTAAACCAGCGAGTGTAAAAATATCATACCAATCAGTTCCATCCGTTGAAACTAATCTGTATTTACCATTTGAAATTGTTAATGTGTTTCCAGAAGCGCCTAATCTTGCAGTGACGTCTGCACCTCCTGCTATATTATTATAAAGTCCATAAGTTTTTTGTGTAGTTGGGAACTGCACTATGTGTGTAGTAGAAATAGTTCCAGAAAAAATTATTTGGTTTTGTCTTGCTTCGTTGTTAGCTTGAGTTTGAGGACCATCATTATTTGTTAAAGTCGTAGGTCCTGTGCCAGAGAGAGTTTTTGCATAAACACCAGCAATAGCAAATTCAAATACTTGAGAAAAGTTATTATTAGTAATAGTACCCCAAGTCCCAGAATTTTCTCCAGTAGTTTGTAGCTCTATTCTTAAACCTGTCGAAAATGTTGATGCCATTTATTCTCCTAATTTAAAATTTAATGATTATTTTAAAGTTTGTCAAAACTTTTATGCAGCCTTATGAACTTCCGTCCAAGTTATTCCGCTGTTTGAGTCATCTACTTGTGACCAGAAGGTCCCTTGTAAATCACCAGTTGCACTTGTAACAGAAACTCCTGTTATTGTAAAGCTTACATCTGTACGAATATTTAAAGTTCCAACATTAGATGTAGCAGAAACACTAGGTGCTTCATAGCTTGTCTCTTGAGTTTCTTCACCGAGGCTAGAAGTTAAGCCTACACCTGTAACAAATACAGATGTTTCGACTGTGCCAACAGCTGATGTTAAAGGGTTGCCAGTTGGGAATACAACAAATTCTGGATCTGCCTCCACTGTGCCAACGGCCGATTGCATAGCTGTTTCAGCACCAGCCACAATAGTAGTTTGTCCATCACCTGAAATAGAAAATGTTCCTATGGAGGATGTTGTCCCTAATCCTGTAACTGAAATATTTTGATCTGTTGCAGGAGACTCTTCACCTAAAGATGCAGTTAAAGCTTGACCTGTTAAAGCTTGTGAAATACCAACAGCACCCCATTGTTGATCACTCCAACCAATAGATCCACCTGTATTAATATCGGTATCACGGTTCCAGCCCGTAGTTTTTGTTACGGAAGTTGTTTCATTACCTAAAGATAAAGTAGTGCCTAATCCAGTTACAGAAATGTTTTGATCTGTTGAAAGTGTCTCTTCGCCTAAAGATGCAGTAAGTCCAATCCCTGTAAGGTTGACTTGAGCTATACCTGTAGCAACAGCAGTGCCTGCCGTAGAGGTAATTCCTATACCTGTTACTGAAATGTTTTGGTCAGTGGTAACTGTCTCAGTACCTAGAGATGACGTGAGGCCATTACCTGTAACAGATACAGGTGCTTGCTCCGACCAGGCACCACTGTTCCAAGTTTCTCGGCCCCATCCTTGGATAGAGGCCATGTTTTATCTCCTATGCTATTCTTAAAATTGCAGCAGTTGCTTCAGCGGCAGGAAACGTAATAGTAAACGTGCCAGCAGTTGAAGATTTTACACTACCAAAATCAAGAACACATACTGATGCGTTTGTAGTCAAACCAGATACAGTTGAGCTGTTATAGATAACAGCGGCTTGTGCAGAAATAGTTGCACTTGTAAATGATATGTCAGCAAAATCACATACAGCAGTATCAGTTGATAAAGTTGGTGTGACAGAGGTTAAAGATCCTCCACCCTCAGAATAAGTTCCTGAGTTTGCTACTTCATCCGATGTAGTGAAAGCAGTTGTTGATTTACTTAATGTTGCTTCGTTGTCGTATAGCGCAAGTTTAAAAGTATTCCCCGTCGTTGCCGTAAAATTGTGTAGGCCTTTCAGGATCTCCACTTTGAAACTGTTACAGACAGCTTGTGTAATTGCCATAATTATCTCCTATGGGTTCCTTGACTCGAGAGGGATACGAATAACGCCATCTCGATATTCGTCTCTACGGTCACGCCCCATCTCATATGTGGCTAAGCCCTGTACAGACTGATTATACATTTTATCGTAATATTGTATCATATCGGCCGGACCTTTCAAGTATCCAAGTGCCTCTAAAACACAACCATACAAAAGCACGTTTGGAGCATTCTGGCTGACCCAATTTGAAGTTGTCGTACTGGATAAGACAGGTGGCTTGTACGTGTATGCGAGCTCTACAGTTAATGCAGCGTTCGGGGTTGGTGCCAACATATGAGTATCATCATCATAAACAGCATAATACTTGGGAGTACCTGCTCCTGTTGATGTCCTATTTGGCGCAAATTCATTCATAAACGAAATATCTTTTTGTATCAAGAATGTTCTATTATTAGAGCCATCAATTAATTGTATATACCTTGTTGCCTCCCAATCAGCTGGTAAAGGCAAAAAAGCATTGTTAACAGTTAAAGTGGCTGTGTCATATCTACGATAGTAATTTAAATCTACTTGTCGTCTGAGTTTGTCTTCAGTTGATACAATAAATTGATTAATAATAGCATCTGTAAGAACATCTGAAGTAGTTTCAGTATAGTTCCTTACATTGTCTAATAAATCTGAATAATCACTCATGATGTGCTCACTGTAACATTTCCAATAAAACTCTGCAATCTTGTTTCTTTAGCCTGTGTTTTTGGCTGCATACCAACACTTGCAAACCTATTTGTATTTACTCCGATTTGACCTAAAAAAACTCTTGAATCAGCTATCTGCCCTCTTGCATTTTCTAAAGCTTGAGGGTCGTTTATAATAGGTAAAGGCTCTAATTGAGGATGTTTTTCTTCAAATTCAGATATATGAACAGTCGATCCATTCCACTCTTTTACCATTTCATTGTATGGAAAAGCCATACCTGATCTATCAGATATTCTTTGTGCAAATTTTCCAGAGGCGTACTTACCCATTATAGACTTGGTAGATAAGATTTAGGTGTAAGAAATACACTTGTTCTTTCACCATCAGTGTTAGCAGCTCTTTGAAACTCATCTTCATAAACTTGTTTCAACAATTGAATTCTATCTGGCATTTTTTTCATAGCAATATAATAAGCTAATCCGGCTGTCATACATGGAAGAAAACGAAAAGGAATTTGAGCATTATTGGTGTAATCACCCGCATCAAACATACGAACAAGAGCATAATATCGTAGAGTGTAAGTTGTATCTGCTGCAGGGTATAGAAATAGTGTTGGGTTTATCGTACGTTCAAAATAGTATTGAGTTGGTCTTCCGCTGGTTGTTTTAACTGCATAGTTTAAATAAGTTGATCTACTTATTGATGTGGCGCTAAAATCATTATTACTACTGTCCCTTATAACCACATCAGTTATGTCTACAATTTGTTGACTATCATCAGCATTTGATCCAAACAAACTTGTGCCAGTTAAACTTGTTGTATTAGCAGCAATACTTTTTTCTTGTAATTGAATTGTCCAAAGATTTAATCCTCTATTAGCCCATTCAGCTAACATAAGATTAAGAGAACGCCTTGCAGTTTGCAAATCGTATCCACTACGAACTTGCAAACCACAACGTTCATATGCTTCTTCTGCTATTTCATCGATTGATAAATCAAAGCTAGCTGTAGATGCATATGTTGGCATTATCTTCTACCTTTTTTCTTAGCGGATTTTTTCTTAGTTCTAGATCCACCTTTCATCATAGGTTTCATTTTAGTACCCATTCCGCCCATTGCGGATTTTTTCTTAGTTCTCATGCCACCCATAGCAGATTTCTTTTTGGTTCTCATTCCACCCATTGCAGATTTCTTCTTTGTGCGCATACCGCCCATTGC